CATGAATTTACCGAAGGACAATCAGTTGTCATCACAGGATGCGGATCACCATACAACGGAACAAGAGTTGTGCTGGCAGATAATCTTGGACAATATACCTTTTCGCAATCGATCACTAATGCCGACATACTCGAGGCTAATGTCATCCCATCCGGAGTTGCTGCCCTTTCTGGCGGATCAACTTATGTTGGAAATGCAGCTGTTCAATCAGCCGTCTATACAGTTTCAGTCGAAGTTTTCCAAGCCAGACTTGCCGGTGGAGGACAAATCGAAGGAGTAGATTTTACTTCAACTCCGTTCAGGATGGGGAGATCGCTTTACAATAAATGTGTTGGCCTCTTAGGCAGTTATATCGACCCCGAAGGCATGTGTCAATAAATGCCTAACCAAACTATTCTTGAGCAAGTTCGCACACCTTTAGCAACTGCCTTATCTAGCGTTGCAGGAAATGTTTATTCATTTGTGCCTGAAACAGTTATTCCACCAGCTGTAGTAGTAGTTCCAGATAGCCCATATCTAGAATTTGAAACAATCAGCAAATCAAACATTCGTGCCAAAGTTAATTTTACAATCTCAGTTGCAGTTGCATATAACAGCAATCCTGCATCTCTCGACAACATCGAGCAATTGATCGTTAGCGTTCTGGCAGTAATTCCAGTTGGATACATTGTCAGTTCGGTTGAAAGACCGACAGTTTCGCAAGTTGGTGCAAGCACGCTGCTTATCGCAGATGTTCGAGTATCTACCTACTACACACAAACAATATAAGGAGAAATCATGGCAACAGTCGTAATTACCGGTCGTGATGTTGGTTTATCTTTCACAGGTGGAACAGATATTCAAGCACAAGCGACAAATGCAGTATTAACAAAAGTTAATGAGCGTCAGGTATATCAGACCCTTGAGGGCGAGGCATACAAGACAACAAACATTTCAGGAACATTCCAATTGGATATGTTGGCTGATTGGGGCAAGGCAAATTCAGTTTGCGAGGCTCTATGGGCTGCTGCTGAAACTGCACCAGACACAGACATCAGCATGACACTTACAGCTGCATCAGGAGCACAATTTGTGTTTCCAGTAAAGCCAGAGTTTCCAACTGCTGGTGGATCAGGAATTGATGCACAAACTGTTTCCTTTACTTTCACAGTATCAAAGGGCGCAGTAGTAGAATCTTTTAGTTAATATATAACAACGGGAGCAAAATGAAACTACCAATTACAATTGAATACAGCTCAGGCGAGCAAGCAACTTATATTGCCCAACCGCCTGAGTGGGCGAAATGGGAAAAGCAGACAGGAAATGTCATTGGACAAGCATCCGAGAAGCTGGGTATTTGGGATCTTATGTTTTTGGCTTATCATGCTCATAAGCGTGAAGTTGCCGGAAGCAAGCCAATCAAACCAATGGATATTTGGATGGAAACTGTAAGTGATGTCATTGTCGGTGATGCAGACCCAAAAGCCATCCAGCAGGAAGCCTAAGCAGATTATTGGTTGAGTTGGCAATTGCCACACAAATACCAATGAGCGAATGGGTCGAAGCAGAGGACATTTACACAGCAATCGAGATATTGGAGAAACGGAATGGCAACTAGTACCGAACCTCTAATAGTTTATGACAAAAGAGAACTTGCCTCGTTTGCTAAAGTAATTAAAAACATGAGTCAAATTGCTGTTGAGGAAACCAAACGCAGAGTTGGTGAATTGGCTCAAAAGGAATTAAATGAAATTCGCAGAGTTGCTTCATCTAGAGGTAAGGTTGCTGATCGAGTTGCTCAAGGCGGTAAAGTTAAAAAGTCCTCAGTTCTAGGTGAGATTTCATTTGGTTTTGCTGAACAAAGATTTTCTGGTGGCGCAACAACTCAATTTAACACTCGCAACGATCCTAAAGGTAAGCGCAAAGGTATTGGCGCAGCAGCAGAATTTGGTTCAGGTAAATATCCGCAATTCCCAAGATGGTCAGGGCCGATGCCAAAAGGGCCGGGTTCAAGAGGTTGGTTTATTTATCCAACAATTAGACATTTGCAACCTACAATTATTAAAGAGTTTGAAGAAATAATTCTTGCAGTAAGAAAAGAGTTTGCTGATGGCGAGTAGAACTTTAACAGTTGCTTTAGCGGCTGACATTGATGGCTTAAAAAAGGGTTTAGATGATGCCAATAAGGTAGTCAATAAATCAGCAGATCAAATTGCTGACTTTGGCAAGAAAGCAGCATTGGCATTTGCAGCCGTTGGAGCAGCAGCGACAGCATTTGCAATATCAGCTGTAAAAGCAGCAACTGAGGATGAAAAGGCTCGCAAGTCTTTAGAGCAAACAATTCGTTCAAGCACAAAAGCAACTGAGGATCAAATTGCTTCGATTGATAAATACATTACAAAGCAATCAATTGCTACTGCAACAACTGACGATGTTTTAAGACCTGCATTTGCTCGACTTATTCGATCAACAAATGATGTTGCAAAGGCTCAAGATTTATTGTCTTTATCTCAAGAGATTGCAACCGCTACTGGTAAGCCACTTGAAACAATTGCAAACGCTTTAGGTAAGAGTTTTGATGGACAAAATACAGCTCTTGGCAAACTTGGTTTAGGTATTGATGCCACTACCCTCAAGACTAAATCTCATGAGGAAATCATGCAGATGCTTAAGGGAACTTATAAAGGTTTCATTGATAATGAGGCAACGAATGCTGAATTTAAGATGCGTCAATTGGAGATTGCATTTTCTGAAACGAAAGAACAAATTGGAAATGCCTTACTTCCAATTATGAAACAATTTGCTGACTATCTACTAGCAGTAGTTGTTCCAAATGTTCAGGCTTTGGCATCAGGATTGACTGGTCAAGACAGCGTTAGTGCTGGTATTACCGATGCCACAAATGGTGCTTATATATTTGGTCAACAATTAAAAACAACAATTGGCTTTTTAATAAGCATTAAAGAAGAATTGTTAATTGTAGCCGGCATCCTTGCAACTGTTTTTGTAGTCAATAAGATTGCTGCTTTTGTTGCAGCGATTGGAACAATTGTTGTTGCTATGAATACCTTGAGAAATGCCGCTGCTGCTGCTGGAGTTGCTACTGCTTTTGCAACTGGAGGTGCATCTGTTGGAACTGCTGCTGCTGCTTTAGCCGTTGGGGCAGCGACTTATGGTTTAACTCAAATTGCTCCAAGTGGCAATGTTCCATCTGTTCCAAGTGCAGGATTTACTTATGGAGCAGGAAATCCAAAAGGCGCACCAACAGTCAATAACATTACTGTTCAAGCGGTAGATTCTGAAGGTGCTGCAAGAGCCGTTGCAAAGGTATTAAATCAAAGCGCATCAAGATCAGTTCCACAGCTCTACAATAACGGCATCAAGGGCGGATAATGACAGTCTGGACACCAGAATGGAAGCTGACTGTTGCTGGAACTGAATACACAAATTTAACGATCAGCGACATAATTCATCAAGCGGGTCGAGATGATATCTACACCCAACCAAACCCATCTTACTTGCAATGCACAGTTGTTGCTTTGTCTGGTCAAACCTTTCCGTTTGGGATAAATGACAGTTTAAGTTTGCAGGTCAAAAATAGCGCAGGAACTTATGTAAATCTATTTGGTGGCGATATTACTGATATAACTGTTGAGGTTGGTGCAACAGGATCAATTGCAAATGTTATTGAATACACCATTCTTGCAATGGGATCAATAGTCAAATTAGCAAAAGAAATATACAATGCAGCATTATCTCAAGATGAAGATGGCAACCAAATTTATGACTTGCTTTCAAGCGTATTGCTTGGGGCTTGGAATGATGTGCCAGCAGCTTCTACTTGGGCAGGATATTCTGCAACTGAAACTTGGGCTACTGCATTTAATATCGGACTAGGCGAGATTGACCAGCCGGGGCTTTACACAATGGAAAATCGAGATGCATCCCCTGATACTGTTTATAACATTGCATCATTGATTGCCAATAGTGCTTTTGGATATATTTATGAAGATAATGAGGGAAACATTGGATACGCTGATGCTGACCATCGCCAAACCTATCTAATAGCCAATGGTTATGTTGATCTATCTGCCAATCATGCAATTGGTTCAGGATTACGCACAACTACAAAAGCAGCTGATATTCGAAATGACATTTTTATTAATTATGGCAACAATTTTGGATCTCAAAAAACTGCAACATCGGCATCATCAATTGCTCTTTATGGATATAAGTCCGAAAGCATTAATTCAGTTATTCATTCAGCCGTAGATGCTCAAGAGGTCGCTGATCGATACATTAGCCTTCGAGCCTTTCCACAACCTATATTTGACAGCATTACCTTCCCAATTACTAATTCAGAGATTGATAACTCAGATCGAGATAATCTTTTGAACATATTTATGGGCTTACCTTTGAACATTAGAGATTTACCAGCACAAATAAGCAATGGCGAGTTTTCAGGTTATGTTGAGGGATGGCGTTGGAGCACAAGGTTCAATGAGTTATTTCTGACAATTAACCTTTCGCCTGTTTCTTTCAGCCAAGTGGCTATGAGATGGAATTCTGTGCCAATAGGCGAGGCATGGAACACTTTAAGCCCAACTTTGACATGGGAATACGCTACAATCGTAGCCTGATAATAGGAGAAAAATGGCAACTACTACAAACTATGGCTGGACAACGCCGGATGATACAGCGTTGGTCAAGGATGGTGCAGCAGCAATTAGAACGCTTGGAACATCCGTTGACACCACAACCAAAAATTTAAACCCGTCTACAACTTTAGGTGATATTGAATATCGTTCATCAACAGCAAATACAAACACAAGACTTGGTATTGGAACAACTGGGCAGGTTTTAACTGTTGCTGGTGGAGTTCCTTCATGGGCAACTTCCTCAAGTGGTGGCATAACTCAAATTCAAAGCATTAGCGCAAGTAATCAAGCAACAGTTGAATTTACCTCAATACCAGGCACATACAAAAACATTTATATTGTAATTAGAAATTTCAAATCTGCTACTGGCGGTGCAAGTGTAAAGTGCAGATTCAATTCTGATTCAGGCGCAAACAGACACCAAAAAGTTAATTTTAATGATGGCGCAGGTTCTAGTTATACGTTCAATGCAACTGAGGCGGAAATTTCACCATCAGTCAATGATACAACTGCTAATGGTGGTTTTTATCTTACCATTCCAGATTATGCAAACACAACTCAAACAAAGTGGTTGCAATTTGCTTCATTCCCAACAAACGGAACAACAGCAGCAAATTTTACATACAACGCTGGACACGCTTATTACAACCAAACTGGCGCAATAACATCTTTTGAGTTTTTTTGTAATGTTGGAAATATAACATCAGGCACATTTATATTATACGGAGTGAACTAATGAAAAAATTAATTGCTGATTGTACAACTGGTGAAGTTTATGAAAGAGATTTTACAAATGCAGAATTGAAGCAATATGAAAAAAATCAAATAAAATGGGAAGCAGAAAAAGCCGAAGCCGAAGCAAAGGCTCAGGCTAAAGTTGATTTGCTTGAGCGATTAGGTATTACTGAGGATGAAGCAAAACTCCTTCTCAGCTAAT